TCTGTTGTTTCTTTAACTTTAAAAGGCATAACAAGTATACGCCACCCAGTAGGGTTTGGTAACTTCTCTAAACTTGTTTCTTGAGGTTTTGTTTCTTCGTGTTTCGCAATCTTTTTTGCGTCTTCTTCTGCGTTATATTTATCTTCTAATGCGTGTGACTTTGTCATCGTTTTCTGGCTCCTTAGGGTTTAGCAGGTTAGAGAGTTCCTGTTTAATTTGATCCAACGTGTGAATCTTACCGAGAATATAGTTGTATTTCTCCATACTGTCAACACCACCGCCCATTAAAACTTGGCCGTTGTTGTTTATATCTTCGTCGAGTAATCTTTGTAGTTTATATATTACGTTTATCGGGTCTATAGCTTCTGACATATTTCTTTTTCTTATCTCCTAGTTTATGCCAAAACTCATCAAGAGGGTTGGCTTTTTGTTTACAGCATTCCCCCGAACGTGCTTTTTCTTCCGTGTGACAACCACACGTATCTTCTTCCCCCATTGTAAGTCCCCCTTACTTTTTCTTGAAAATATCGGCTCCCTTGAGGCCGTATATACTAGCGACGACCCCTACAAATAGCGTCTGGTACCAAAAAGGCAGATTATTAAACTGCTCAAAGAACATGTGCAGTTTGGCTTGTATGTCTGGATCATCTGAGAATACAGACCATATCAATAAAATCACAGGCGCACTTACGAGGATGAGGACAAACTCGTCTTTCCATCCCTTGTCGTTTGATTGTCTAACAGCCGCTTGGTACTCCACTTCTCCATTCGCCATTTTCTGTGCATGCAATAAAGCAGCATCCGACATAAGTATCTTTGCTTTTTGTTTATTAGCAAAAATAGCTGAACCGGTTTTCAATACCGTAGGTAGAAGTGAGAGTAATGGTCCCATTAATTATTTTATGATTGTGATTATTACTGCTACAAGGATAGCGGCTGCAATAAGTTTTGTTCTCCAACCCATCTCATTCCACTTACTCATAACTTTTGCTTTTAAAGATTCGATCATGATGACCTCCTTTTTTTCTTTTTTACACCTGCTTCGCTGAGCGCGATAGCTATAGCTTGTTTCTTGTTTACCACTTTTTTCTTAGATTTACCAGATTTAAGTTTACCTGATTTATATTCACGCATTACTTTGCTGATTTTCTTTTCTTTTTTCATTATGCTTTTGTCACAAGATACTCTGCTATTTCTGGTGGATAACCTCGTGTTATGTATTCATTGTACGCCATAAGTTGTTCTTCAGTAAATTTTGATTCTACAGGGTTTATAAAAGTTTCCGTTACAGGTTCTGAAATAGGTGAGCCAGGTCTAGCATTTTTTTCTGCTTCTTCTTTTTCAAACTGAGAAATAGCTATGTCTACTTGCTGTTGTGGTGTTAAGCCCCCTTGTATATCCTCTAGTTGAGATATTTGTGCAGTGTTAAAATGTCCAACTGGTCCTGTGTATTGCATTGGTGCTCCTGGAGCTGCCATTTCATAATTACTTGGGTCCATAAGGTCCTGTGGTTTTTTTGAGAACATTGCACCTAGTATCTGTCCTGTTTTGCCCATAAAGCCTAATGCTCCAAGTGCGGTGGGATTGTATCCTGTCATAGCTCCTGTACTTGCAATATTATATCCTGTTCCTAGTGTGTTTTTACCTAATGATTTAATTCCACTATACATGTCCCCTGGAGATATATTTACTTGTTGTGAAGCTATTGCTGCTAATTCTGGGCTAAGACCCATTTTTGTGTAACGGTCTATAAAAGCATTTTCACCAAAGTTTTTAAAATTACTAAGTAAGCCTAATCCAAAACCAGGTTTTGTAGGTGTTTCTACTTCGGGAACAGATGGAGCAGGACTAAACTGTTTGTCCTTATTACCTGCACCACTATAATTTCTATCGTCGTCCCTGTCAGTTCCACCATACCCAGAACCTAAACCACCGCCATAGTCTTTATCAGCCATTAGTTCCCCTCTTTAATCGTTGCTTGCATCTGTTTTATACCGTCTTTTGCAAGTGATACCGATGCTCTAAGCTTAGCATGTTCGTCATCTTGCTCAAGTTTGTCTTCTGCAATTTGTCTGTTTTGTAGCATTTTTAGTGCGTCCATTTCTGCCTTAGTTTCGCCTTCTTCGCGTTTTCTTTCCTCTTCTTTGGCTTTTAACTGTATTTCGTCGCTTTTTAACCTTAGTAACGGGTCATTATCGATCTGATTTAGCACTTTTTTCTCTTCTTCGAGGTATTCTGCCATTGTTTCAGCAATTAATTTGGCTTTTCTAGACTCAATAGCCTCTGTTACCTGTTTTGTTTCGTTTTGCATCTGTTGAATTTGCGGATTTTGTTGCATTTGTTGCATCATTTGCGGATTTCCTTGTGCTTGCATCATCATTTGTTGCATTTGTTGCCCCATTTGCTGTATTTTCATGATTTCGTCCTTAAATTCTAGCTGAACTTGCTCTGTTGCCATCAAAGTGATGTGTTCTAGTATGTTTTTTTGCAATGCCGCTATAATTTGCGGGTTTGTACGCGCCATCATCGTGCCCATGTAGCTTAAATGTGCGTCCATGTGCGCTTGGTGGTCTTGTCCTGGAAATGCTTTGAACGGCTGACCGCTTAATGCTTGTATATTTTCCATCGCAGGGTCCATCGCTTGTGGTGGCTGTGGTTTTTTTAGTAATGTGTCAATGTCTTTGACACCTAATGCCTCGTACATATCACGATACGCTTGATACAAATTATGCATCTTAGGATTAGACATCGCTAACTGTAGTTGTGTTTGTGCAATACTAATTCTTTGCGTTTGTGAAAATATGTTTGGATCAGCGATTGGTACAATGTCAATACGTTGGTCAAAGTCAGTTGCAAATATTTGTCTTTGTCCACCGACTACATCATACGGATATTCTTTTGGTAAGTATGTTGCAAAGTTATCTGCGATTAACATAAACTCACATTTTAGTGCTTGATACAATCTTTTGTGTATCGCTGACATAACCCGCGATCCGCGTTCCAATAACGCGACGGTCGTGCCAACTGCTGCACTTTGATTACCATCACCAACTTGCATATCAGCAATAGACGCGAATCGTTGACCTGCTTGTACAACAACACCCATCAAACTTAACAATGTTTGGTCTGGTCCTTTAAATGGTAACGGCATAAACGCGTCACTTAAATTTCCACCAGGAGCGTCAACATCACGGAACTCTCCCGGCTGCAACGGTTGAGCTTCGTCTCTGACTCGGATGCCTCTTTGTTTGAATCCGGACGGGAGATTTGCTAACGTACCTGCGTCTAAGAGTTGTCTTAGAGCGGCTGTGGCAGTTCTTGATAAACCGCCGATCATGTGAATAAGCCCGAATCCGTAGAAGCCTAGTCCTGGTAAAAACTTAAAGTGCACAAAATAATCACGGCGCGCGCGTCGTGGGTCTTGTGCGTTGAAATTTCTTCTAATTGATAAAACAGTCGCTGTGTCTTCGTCAACTGTTACGATGTAAGGTAATTTTAATCCTGTTGCTTCTCCTTCTTCATTAACATCTTGGAAGCCTTCTAAATCTAAATCACAATGACATTCAAGCAATGTTATTACTTCGTCATTCGACGCAGTAACTCCTGAGATACGATCTTTTGCTTCTGATACGTCTGTGTCAGAAGGATCGCTTGGTTGTAAATCAGTTTCTCTATAAAAACCACTTAGTTGATATTTTAATAGTTCATTTCCTGACATACGAATAGTATGTGTAATTGTATCTGCATCTTCTAAGCTTGTTGCTGTATATGGTACAACTAAATCTTCTGCAGGAATAAATTTAGACACACAACGTTGTAAAACAGAATCATAATAAACTTTTTTAAATGTAGAACCTGCGAGAGGTAAATTAAATAACATCTGATCAAACTCTGGTTCGTATTCTTTCATTTCTACCATTAGTTGATAGTTCATAAATTCTTTTACACGCTCAGACTGATCTTCTTTTGCTTGATCTATTTTACCAATAATTTGTGTTCGCACTGGACCACCTGCAGGCAATAGTTCTTTGTATGCTAGTGATTGAAATTGTGTAACTGCTTCTGCTAGTACAGGGTGTGTTGCACCTGAAGCACCTTGAAAGGGCTCTGATCTGTTTTCGTATTTAAAACCTAATAAGTCTAAACCTTTTGTGTAAGCATCTTCCCATTCTTGTCTTGATGATTTGTAATCATCATGGTCGTCTACAATCTGTGATCCTATTTCAACAAGTACGGAATCGTCTAATGCTTCTGCTAAATTCTCATCGTGGTTTTCTGAGCCAACACCTGCTATTGCTTGTGGATCAAAATCAATCTCAACACCACCGTCTGCAGTCTCGTTTATTTCTACAGGCTGTTGGTTTTCTTGTTGGGCCATCTTTTCTTGTATTGCTTGTATCTGACCTTGTTTGCTTGGAACATTTACTTTTGTTCTAATGTTGTTTGGTAGGTCAAATTTATTTGATTTGTCTATAGCCATTATGCTGTCCTCTGTCTAAATAATGAACCTACTCCGTTCGGCATCGGTCCTGCTTGTGGAGGCACTAGGCCACCTTGTTGAAATCCTGGTTCTTCTTTTGTAGTGTTTTTAATAAAATCTTGAACTGCGCTTTTTGTTTTGTTTCTCATAGACTCTGTCGTGCCTCGAGTTGCAAACTCTGCTATGGTACGAAGATCAGTTGTAACTTCGTTCATTCCCATTGAATACTGCTCAAAATCTCCAATAGGCTCAGAACCTTTTCTAAACTCTCCAACAAAAAATGATGGTTCCTCTGTTATACTACTACCATCTTGAAAATATCTTTTTAGTGATGGCTCATATTCAAAACTAACTTGAGTACCATCATCCGCTACAGTATAAACATCTATTCGTCCTGTGTTTACATCTTCTACCAGTTTATATTCAGTTTTACCATCCATGTATTTATACACCGCATTTACTTCACCTTTGTTTGGTGCTGCAGGTGATACTAAATTACCTTTTGATTGTATTTTGCTAACAAGTAACGGGAACCATGAAGGCATGCCTGGTGCTGACATTGTCTTTGCTGCGGTGATACCTGTTTTTGCTGCAGGCATTAAAGCTCTGCCTCCCAACAACGTAGCGATTCCACCTGCCATTGTTCCAAGAAAACCTCTTCGAGTTATTGGTAGTCTACCTTTACCCGGAACATCTTTACCATCAGCAAAACCTATGCGACCACCTTCTGCATTTAACGTTCTATCTGGTGGTGTAAATGTTTTGTCAATAAACGCATCCCCTCCTTCTTCTGTTGCTTTCTGAATACGTTTTATTTCATCCGCTATTTTTTTAGCGCTTTCCATGTCGCCTTGTTTTATAAACTCTTGCATTTTTAAAACGTTTTGTTGTATCTCTAACTCAAGAGCACCTAAAATTTTATTTTCTTGTTCTACAAAACTAGAAAAATCCTCAAGTTCTTTTATAGGGTCTTTTGATGAAACATCTTTTGCAAAACCTAAATCTGCAGGGTTTTCTTCACTTGCAATTATTTTTCTTGCTGTTTCTTTAGTTTCTTGTATTCGTGCACTATCCGCATTTTCTATGATAGCCTCTAACAAATCTAAACGAGGTTGGGTTTCTATGTATGAAAGCAACATAGCATCATCCTCACCTGTCATTCTTTTTGGGCTACCAGGTAAATATGCTTCGTTAGCAGCAGTTATTAAAGCTTGTCTTGCTTCCTCCACTGTCGTCGCAGTTCTACTTGATAAATCTCTTAAAGCATCGTTAAGAGACTCTTGTATTGATTTTGCTTCTGGGAAATTTTTCTTTGCAAATTCGTCAGCATCATCCAATGGTTTTGTTGGAATAGACTCCCCTGCTTTTAATATTCCTTCTTTAGGAGTGTCGTCTAATTCATCTGCTTTTCTTTTTATGTAATCATCAATCCTAGTAACGTTATCTGGAAGTTCCTCTACCGTTGAAATACCTGCTTGCTCATCTACGTCGTCTAATAACTTTAATACTTGTCTTAATTCTTCTGTTTGCTCTTCTATCTTTTTTGTACCAGCAATAACTTGATCACTGGAATTTTCCAACATTTCTACTAATTCATTTTTAGTTTTTTCGTCTAGACCACCTCTTTCAAAACTTTTCATTGCCCTCGTAATCAATTTTCCGATTTGATCGATCAGTTCTTTAATTCTATTCATTAATAGTACGTCCTTTGTTGCGATGGCAATTCTTCATCCTCGTAGTCTTCTGGATGGTCAACAAAGCCACCTTGTCTAAATCTCATTACAGCTTGAGTCATACTATCCACTAGGTCATCGTGTTCCCCTAACGGAAATGCAGCGCATTCCTCAATCACTTCCTCTGCCCATTTTGTTTCCGGTGCCCAAATCATGCCTGATTCAAACAATGGAGCTACAGAGTTTATCCTAGTATGTTTATCATTTCCTTTACTAGGTGTAAAGTTAATAACTGGTATACCCAGCTTACGCAATTCATACGTCAATGGCAAGCCCGAAGCTTTAGCTTCTATTATCACTGTTTCTGGCTTCCAATAGTCATATTGTTCTTTTGCAACGCGTCTAAGCTCTGGAAACTCATATCTATCTTTAATCATGTCAACTAATATTAGCTGTGGTGGATCATCTTCACTAGGTTTAAATACACCCCACGTAGTTATAGCACTGTAGTCAGCAGTTTCTTTTTTCATAAAGGCTGTATCATATGATTGTATAACATGCATTAATGGAGGTAAACTTTCTTTCTCCCACGGCTTCCACCACTCACGTTTTATAATACTGCCTTCTGCTGCTGTTGGATTTTGTTGGTATTGTGCATTCCATTTTAATATACTTACGGATGCTTTCACCGCTTCTAACTCTTCTAGCTTCCAATATCCAGGCCAAACGGGTTTACCGCTGGGTAAGATTGCAGGAAACTCAATTACTTCCCATTGGTCTGCTTTGGGTTCTGCTTGCGCTTTCATTAACTTTCCCGTCAGGTCTGCGACATTCCAACGAGTCATCACCACTATTATTCTGCCGCCAGGTTGTAAACGTTGACGAGGTCCAGATGTGTACCACTCATAAACTCTATCATAACTGGCCATGTTCATTGCGTCCTGTTCCGAATGCGGGTCATCAATAATCAATAAGTCCGCTCCACGGCCCGTGATACTTCCTCCAACACCCGCTGCATAATATTCACCGCCTTGGTCCGTTTCCCACTTGCCCGCAGCTTTAGAATCTTCTCTGAGTCTTGTATTAAATATTTTTTTAAAGTCATCCTGTTCCATTAACGTTTTTGCTTTACGACCAAAGCGTACAGCAAGTTCCGCGTTGTTTGTTGCCTGTATTATTTTTAGATCAGGTTTGTTACCGATCATCCATGCAGGCAAGAAGTTAGATGCAAATTCTGATTTTGTATGTCTTGGTGCCATGTTGATAATTAATCGCTTGAGCTCGCCTCGTGCGACTCTGTTAAATTTATCAGCCATAATTTTATGATGTTCACCTTCTATAAAATCAGGCCACATATGTTTTACAAAACTTAAGAAGTCATCGCGGATCGCTTGATCTTTTTTCTTTTCGTCAAGTAATAATAATGTTTGCAAATATTCTTTGCGTGTATCTTCAGGTAAGTTTTTTAATTGTTCTGGGGTTAGCATTCGAAAAAATTTTGTAAAAAATTTTGCACCTTTACTTTTTATAGTGAAAACGATTTTAACCCATATCTATTTATGAATCAAGGCAATATGTGGTATGTATAGGGACCCCTTTATACTATATCTGGGGTGGGGTAGTCAGTTAAGTTACAAGCTCAAGAATGGCCAGGGACCCCTCGAGCCGAGCGAAGCGAGGCTAAGGCAGGTAAGCCACGAGCAGTTTAGAATGAGTCTAATGTGCAAAGATAAGTAAATAAATAGTTGACAGTATTTTGCAAATACAGTTAAACTATGGGATAACAAGAGAAAGGATATAATATGTATAGATGTATAATCTGCAACGCAGACAATAAACCAGACTATATGTTCAATGATGAGAAATGTATGGACTGCGTCACCGAGTTAGAGTGGCAAAGTAAAGAGGAGCAAGAGTCATATCTTGAGCCATATCAAGATGAGTAGAGCTATTTATTATACTTGCTTAGGCCTGTTAGTTATACAGGTCTTAGCATGGTCTTATTCATTCTTATTTATAGGAGGTTTTATATGAGATATATAAGCAAAGATGGTTGGCTTGCAATCATTCTCACATGTGCCTTTGTGTACTTTCCAGTTAGGCTGGTCGCAAGCGTTTGGTTTGGCATATGAGTAAGTCAGCTCGATACTGTGTGACTTGTGGTAAGAAGTTCTATCCCAAGTCATACTACGCATACCCTCAAGGTGATTACTCTTGCACAGATTATCCAACACGATATGAAGTGGAGCCAAGCCACAAGCACTTTCATTCACAAAGTTGTATGAAAGAGTGGATTGCAAGATACTCTAGAGAGTTCTCTAATTTAATTGACAACATATCACATAATGTGATAGAAGAAACTAGCAACCAAGAGAAAGGATAATTTATGGAAGCTAATAAACTAAGACTAAACCAACAGAAACGACAGCTACTCAAAAGAGAGTGGGCGTCAACTGTTTGGAATAAGACACCTATGGAAGTTGAGGACAATCTAAAACTTGCCATAGAAAATTACAGAACAGTAAAACAACAAACTTGGGATAATGTAATCACCCCTATAATGGACGATAAGTTTCCACTAGAGGATATGCAGATACTAGCCAAGTACGATAGAGGTAGCAATCATTACAGATCGTTTACAGAAATAGATCAATGCTTTTATTTTAAGCCGACACATACTGATAGTAGTGAGAGCCAATACAAGTGGACTATTAGTGATGATGAGATGAGAGCATTATATCACTTCGAGTTGCAAGAGAAAGGACACCAAGCGACACTAGAAGTTGAGTATGACGAAACTAAAAGAGATCGCAACCCTCACTATCACGAAAAGACAAAAGCTATGGAGGAAGATTTAGCAAAAGTATCGGC